GATATGTTTCATGAATATAACGAAAGTAATTATATTCTGCATGTCCCCAATGATAAATATTAATTTCTTTATCCTCATTACTCATCTTCCATAAATAATCTGAAAAATTTTGAACGATTTGTCCTTCTCCTGTCTTTGTAAAATTAGAAATTGTAAATTCATAGAACTTATCATTATGAATGAACCCTAGAATTCCTAGAACTGGTTCTTCTAATGGAATATTATCATTAAAAAGGTTTTGTTTTTCATCAAAGGATAAGAAACTTTCAACATCAAAGTAAATGTCAGATCTAGTTCTTTCTAAGATCTCACTTAAACCAGCTGATATATTCTTTCGTGGATGAATCAATACATCTTTTTGTTGATTCATATGTATCATTCTTTCTTGAATATCTTTCTTTTTTGTTTCCTTGAGTTCTTTTAATAACTTAGGATCATCCCAACATTTTATCCCTTGATCTACTAACCTACACCTTTCATCATAGGATATATTCCAAACAAGTGTTATCTCCTTTATTTTATCTGCTAATTTAATTTTCTCATTTTCCCAACCACTTTCTTTGTAGTTCATATTTGGATATAATTCGAGATGCGAAGGTTCAGGTAAAATATTCATCGTTTGATAGTTATTTTTCAGGGATTGAATCCATTGAACAGCATTTAGATAGGTATTCTTAATATTTTCATCAAAAGACACTTTACATATAAACTCTTTTTTAGGTAATAATGTTTTTTTATAATAATAATCTTTCCCCATTAAGAAACAATGACACTTTTCTCCACTTAATTCAAAAAACTTCTCTTGAAAGGCATAGAGACTACATTTTTTATAAGGTATTAAACCATCATTATTGACATCTTTTAGATCCATTTTAAAATGTAATGAAGAATATGTTAAATTAATTAATAGATAATCATTCTTACGACATAATAAATGAAAAGGTAGGTTTGTTATGGTTGGAAACAGTTTACGAAATAAAGAATATTTAATAATTATATCACATGTAATATATAGATTGTCTTTATTAAGCAACCTCCCTTGTAATATTAATGGGAAATCAGAATGTATTAATTCTTTTGTCCTTTCTTCCGATGTAATTAATGGAATATTTAATTTTGATAATTCCTTAATTTCACGAAATAGATTTTCTTTGTAAGAGTTTGATTCTTTAATAATATAATCCTTGTAGTATGAATTATTATCTTTTTGATAAAGGTGATTGTTCGTTTGTATCTCGAACCAATCACACAAAGGGTCTTTTAAAATATAATTTTTCAAAATACCGAAATGATTATATTTTAAGAAATAATCTGTCATCCATATATTTAGAACTTTATAAAAAAAAAATTATTCTCCTATTTTGATCCATTTTTTATGAACAGGATTTTTATCATATAAATCACGTATTGTAGTATAGTAGTTTAATTCTCCCTCATAATCAACCAATATGTTCGATAGTATATATTCTTCATTATAGAATGTTTTATGAAAAGATACTATTGGAACTGATTCAATATCCATAATATCAAGGGCTGTTGAATAGAAATAAATATCATTTTTTTTCTGTTTATTACCCTCTTGTGAAATGAATATGATTCCAATACGATGATCTTTTTCGCCGAATGATTTAATGATTAGTTCCAGATCCGGGGGTTGAATACTATAATCATCCCTCTTAATTTTTTCAATCATCTCATGGATATCTTTATATCTTCCCATATACTTCTTTAAAAAATCAGGACGATTATTTAATTCAAGACCTTCAATCAGTATATCTTTAATAGTATCTACTTCACAATTAATACCTGATTCATTCAAAGCGGATACTAGAGAAATAAAATCATTATTTTTTTTATTCAAATGGAATACAACACTTGACTCTTTTCCGAATAATCTTTGAATATAATAAGGGATTTTATCTAACTTCTTCATAAAAGAAGTTTTTGATTTTTTAATGTCGACCATACTACCATCATACATTATATACTTACTTCTACGAGTAAATATTTGATTTAAGATATTATTTTTATAGTCTGAAAATGTATAAAATATCTCATCAATTCCCGTTGTTTTGGATAATTCATTTAAGTTAATTGTCTCCTCAATAATTCTATCTCTATTTTCAATACCATGTATAATAATTTTTTCAATAAATTTCCATTTTATCTTCTCAATTAATAAGTTTCCATAAATATCTTTTTCCCTTACATATAATTTACAACTACCATCTTTATCAGAACACGGATATCTACATAATTCATTTTTTTCATTACATAGTGTAATATAACGATCTAACTCATATGTTTGATAATCTTTCTCATTCAGTATATGAAACAATGGATTGATAAAATGTTCGATAATTTCATATATCTTGAATTTCTTGTGGGGTATTATCATAATAGGATCTTTTAGAACAAATGATATCTTATCAATTAATTTCACTTCCATAATAATCTCAGATAAGTGTGGATATTGTTCTAATTTTATTCGTGATTTTTTGATCTCTTTAACTGTACCATCAATCGAATAATTATGATCAAACTGGCTATATGTATGTTCTGAGTAATTTGATTTATAAATAAAACTTAATTCATGTCCATTAATAACCTTACCTTCATATGTAAAATGAATTTTCTCCCCTTCGTTATAATAGGATGAATCCTTGATAAAACCCCTTACAAGGATCGTTTCTTCTTCGACCTTCGAGAGAATATGTTGAATTGCTAGTTTAGTAATGTATTCTTCATAATTATATTTCTTAATAAATAATTCTCTTTCATCATCATCATTCTTAATTCTATATAAGCTATTTTCAAGTTGTAAAGTATCACAGCCTTTACTACGAGAGATTGAAGAATTAACCGCTTCTTCAATTACAGGTAAATACGTATTATTTGATAACATTATCGCTGTAATATTACCCTCTTCATTTTCTAACAATGATGTAATTGTATAATAATCTTTCAGAGCTTCTAAATATTTAATTGCGACTTCATATCTTGGTAATAAAGATTTACATAATTTATTATCCAAGAAACAGATATTACGACATAATACTGAAGGATATTCTTTCCCTTCATCTGATAGTATGGACACTTTTTCTCTCCCTTTCTTTCCAAATGGTAAACTCTTTATTTCACCCTTTATCCTTCGTTTGGGAGGACCTATCCTTACTTCCATCCCTATTTGAATTGAATTTATTTCTAAAAAACTATATATATAATTATAATTTTTATAGACAGGAATCGGTTCTGGTATAATAGGGATAACCTTTTCTTTTTTAGTAATTAAATAACTTACATTTGAATAACTATCAATCATTAAAGTAATCAATTTATCACCCATTTGTTCAATGATCGCTTCATATTCATCTATTTTTGATACTTTTGTATTTTCTTTCACTTTTTGATGAATATCTTCGAGGATAACTTCATAATGAGAATTTACTAGAAGGTTTGGTGTAAACTGATAGATTTCTTTTATCTCTTTATCGTTATTGTCATAATACCGATAGAGTATAGGTTCATAGTAATTACCTCTTTGATAAATAAATCCAAATTTATTTGAGCGCGTATAATCTGAAACCTTAATCTTAATCTCATCATTTTTATTTTCGAAAATAACAATATTTATTTCATATAAATGAAGAAGGATAGGTAATATATATGTATCATCTCTATTTTCATCACTTCTTAAAAAATCAATATAATTTTTTAGAGACAATAATAACTGATATAAATAACTTGTTTCATTTGATCGTATGGTTTCAACTCCCTTTTTAATTTCACTTTTTAATTGTTGGACTGTCCTCAATGGAAAAGAATTCCCAGTTTCCTTTCGATCTAATATATCAAGGACAAATTGATTATCTTCCTCTGTAATATTTTGATATCTTTTACGAAACTTTTGATGGATAATCGGACATTTTTGGAACCGGTCCAAATTATTCTTTAATTTATTTATAATAATATCTAAAAAGTCATTCTCACTAATTATATCCTGACTAATCACTCTGAAATAAGATTGAAGGAAAGGTGAATTGGGGAAAGTATAATCATTATCATTCTGTTGAACACCTATTCTTAAGAATCCTTCACCCTTCTTTTTTGAGAAAGTTTTTTCTGTCTGACCAAAATATTTCATTAAATTAGGATGAGGATACGCATATTTATCTTTTGAAACAGGGTCTTTATTTGAGATATAACCTTCTCCAATATATGCTTCCTTCTTTTTCTTCTTTTTTTCAGGATCACCCTTCAGGATCTTTGAAGCATTAAAACAACAAGGTAATCCATAACCCATAGGATGAAGCTGTTTACTCTCTTCGCTGATACGGGTATCATAAAATTTAACGTCGTTTGTATCCGTCCAATAGATAGCACTTCGTTCAAGGATTGATTTACTTGTCCTACCATTTGACCCTTTTGGTAATTTTGCTGGAACAATATTTGATTGATCGACAGCATCAGGACGAATACTTAAACTCTTAGAAATATCCCAATATTTAGGACATATATATTTAATATTGTCAGACCTCCTTGGAACAGATATTGCGTTTGAATAAGATTCTCTTCCTGAACCATATTCATAGGATTCATCAATCACCTTCAACTCCTCTTCCGTAACAGCTATCGGTTGTCGATGATCTATTGCTCCGCATAACTTTGGATATCCATAAGGAGCACCAGATGGAACTTGTTTCTTTCTTGTTTTAAATTTAAATAATTCAGGATCGTATTCTTTGAGTCGTTTTAAATAATAACTTTTTGTTTCATATACTCCTTCTGAACTTGAACCACCGGTAATATTGTCAAAATCGATATCATCATCATCATCATCATCCTCCTCATTGTCTAATTCTTCTAATAATCTCAATTCTTCTGAGAGATCAGATCCTTCTGAAGAAGAAAGGTTTATTTCTTGAATAATTTGTTCCACTTCTTCATCACTATCACCTTCATAGATATCATTTACATAAGCATCAACACCTTCAAATAGACGTCGTTGGAGTGCTGCTTTTGGTTTTTGAATATAAGAAAGATACATTTTTAACATTGTTTTAATAAATACAAAGATACGCCTCTGTTCATGGAAGGATTTAATATTTTTAATTTCTATTAAAAGATCTTCTTTTGTATTCAACCATATTTTTACTTCTGACCCACCTTCATTAATGATTGTAGAACTTCTTTTATCTTCCTTCATACTCATTAACTCTTCCCATGTTTCATACTCATTACGAATAAAATCAATATCTTTTCCATAGTCTTTACTCAGTTTTTGTATGATGATCTCAGGATCTTCATAGATAACTTTGTATGCGGCTATCGCAGATTGAATTGTTGTTATATTTGCATAATTATCAACTCGGTTGTATCTTCCGACAATCTTGGATTCCTCGTCTGTTTCATCGACTGTTTTTGAACGAATATACATCGGGAAGTTTTGAATAAATATACTAAGTAATTTATCCCAATTAGGAAACTTCTTTTTATTATTTCCTTGAAATTTTTCTTTATTAAAAAGAATACCACAATTGATGAAATCAACCTTCGTATCTGAATGAATATTTGTAAAAACATCAGTATCAAGAGAGTTTATTTCCTTAAAAGCATAGAATTGATCCATATTTATCTTTGATAATAACGTATTACAATCATTTATCATGATCTTAACCTCCTCAATACGTAATTCTTTCATGTTATTTTCAATAATACACTCAATATCGCCATTAAGGTGAATTATTAATGTACTATAAATATCATTTTCAATATTATAGATCTTAAATAAGATGATATTTCCCGAATGTAAATAACGATAACCATATTCAGTTTGAATATTATATCCATCAGACCATTCTTTACACAACTCTTTTGTAATATATCTCCCAGGTATTTTATCAGAACCCTCATACATCAACGAATTTTCATATAGTTTGTAAAATGCATCATCATGTGAATTAAGTAATAGCTTCATAAAAGGGACTTCATTTGTCAACTTAAATTCGCTAAATAATTTTGATAAATGAATTGTATTATTTGTTGTTGATGTTTTATTTAATTTAAGGATTGTTAATGTATAATTTTCACATTTTATTTCTTCATTTACATCCTTCGATATAAACTCAGACTCAATAATATATAAATGACGATTATAAATATCAAGGATTTCTTTTGATTTCTCATAATTAATTTTCCTTTGAAGGATATCTGCTTCCTCATAATAATCAAGGATATCAAGGACGGAAATATTAGGCCAATATTTTAATAAAAGACCATTTACAATTATCTTCAGTTCCTTTTTTTCCTTTAATTCACTCTCACTTATTCCTTGGAACATCTCATGGATATCTCTATTCTTAAGGTATTCTTCAAGGCTATGAAAGTAAATAACATCCTCTTTAAGTAATGCTTTCTCAAATAATACTAACTGTTTATTTATTATTTGTTTGGGTATTTTATCACCATTTCCATTAATGAATGAAGTATCAACTGCCTTATCCCCTAATTCATACAAATCATCGTATTGAATTGAATCTTCCTCATACTCAAATGAGATTGGTTTATTTACACCTTTTGAGGGATCATGATACCAAGCATATAGAAATGGAGGTGTGATATATTCTTTCTCAGGATAACAGTTATAGATGATTTTTTGAATAATTGTTTCATTCGTATCGTCTTCATTCATCGATTCGTTGATAAAGATTAGTTGATCATGGTCAAGAAACATTGTTCTTCTTATAAATTCCTTCTGAAAATCAACACCTTCATCTCCCCGACTATGAGGAATAATATATTTGAATAATACAATTATCTCATTATCTTCGATCCCTTGAAAATAATCTGAATTATTTTCCTTCTTATTTTTTTTTATCTTATTAATGATTTTTTTTATAGAAGGTATCCTCCCTACAAATAGATAACATTTATTATCTTCTTTAGAGATACATTTTATAAATCTTTTTTTTAAAAACACATTACAAAAACTATCCATAAGTATCTATATATATACTTATAAACAATAAAATTATTATTCACTAAAATCATAAGGAGTTGTATTGATCTCCATTCCACAATATCGCACGGGTTCTTCTACATAATTAACTGGTCTATATATTTTTTCATCCTCTGCTTTTTCTAGTAGGTATCTCATATTCTCCCAGAATAATGGTGTATGGCCTATTTCTTCCGTCATAATATGGGCGAGTTCATGAATAACTACAAATAGAATTGTATTATGGTCAATGAAGGTATCATCTTCTTTACGTATACATAATGATAATTTTTCACCTTTGTTTACAGAATAAGATGTATACTTTGAACCTCTTAATGTTTCTGAAACAGTATTTGGATTATAATTTGTTTGAAGATCAAGTATTCCTTCTTTTTCATGTTCGTCCAAAGATCCAATTAACCGTAATATATCTTTATTAACTGTTGCCAGTTTATCTGAAGCCATTTTTGCGTCTGGTAATTTCCTAACAATATATGTTCGGTTGTCAATACTTGATTTAATACTTAATACTTCACCCTTTTTATATAACTTATTCATAATAATGAAAAAAACAAAGATACTTAGAAAAAATAATAAGAATTCTTCCATTCTAAATAATATATATAATATTAAAATTTGATTTGGTCAATTACTTAAACTAACAAAACTATTATATATTATAATGGAAAACCTTGTATTTCAAATCATCGATATATCTTCAGATGATATACCAATTGATGAAAACAACTACTGGAATAAAGAATTTATTATCACTTTCTATGGTAAAACAGATGATGGGAAAAATGTAGTTTGTAATATCCAGGGTTTCAAGCCATTTTTCTATCTGAGGATCCCAGATAATTGGGGGACTACAACTATACGGTCATTTCTAAAAGTAACAAAAAACTTTATTCAATCATGGGTAAGTGATTTAAGAAAGAAATCAGTATGGAAAGGGAACTATGAAGAGGATTTTGAAACGAAACAATCGTATAATTTCTATGGTTTTAATTATGATCATGAATGCGATAAAATTAAAAAATATCGTTTTGTGAAATTAAGTTTTTCAAGTTATGGTGATATGAAAAAATGTATTGGGGCTATTCAGGATTTTTATAAAGTGAATCAAGAATACATTCCCAAAGATAAGATAGTTCTAGGAAAGGATACAAAAGGTAATACAATTATTAAAGAATGTGATCCAAAAACAAAAGGCTTCTTTATTCAAGAACATAACTGCGATTGTGTAGCAAATTTATATGAATCAAAGATTCACCCTATGCTTCGTTTTCTTCACGAAAAGGATATTCAACCTTGTGGTTGGGTATCTGTAAAGGTGAAAGATTACTATATTGTATCAGATGATCAAAAGAAATTTAATGTTGATATTGAAATTGATAATCTTCCGTTGAAATATCTACAAAAATACGATTCAGAAGAAACAGCACCATTCATTACTGCTTCATTTGATATTGAGTGTGATTCTTCTCACGGTGATTTTCCAAACCCGAAGAAAGATTTTAAAAAACCGGCGATTGATATTCATGAATCGTATTTTCGTATCAGTATGAATATGCAATCTTATGAATTTAAAAAGAAGTTTATTCTTAAATGTATCAAAGAAGCATTTCATGGTGGATCAAATAATATTCAATCAATCTTTACAGAAAATGGGATTTATTCGAATAAATCCTTGTCTATAATTGAAAGACAACTTACAGAAGACTTTATTTGTGATTTTGATAACTCAAAAACCAATTCGAAAACAAGGGAATCTGCGATTAATAATCTAACAGATATCCTTAATAACCTTACAAATGATTTAGATCAAAAGATAATGATTAAAGGTGACCCGATTATTCAAATTGGAACAGTCTTTCATAAATATGGAGATAAAGAATGTTATGATAGATCCATTGTAGTTATTGGTAACGAAGATAAACCAGATGAAAAAGTTTGCGATGATATTCCAAATGTGAATGTTTATGAATGTAAATCCGAAAAAGAATTACTTTTAAAATGGAAAGATCTTATGCTCTACCATAACCCAGACCTATTCACAGGATACAATATCTTTGGTTTTGATTTTGATTATATTAATAAAAGAGTTGATTATTTATTCCCTCATCATGAAAGCTGTGGGGAATCTATCTGTGAACATGGGAAGGAAAAATATAAATGTAGTGTCTGTAAAGGGAGTGTAAAAGGTAAATATTGTTCTTATCGATGTCCTAAACACGAGTTTTATCGTTTGGGTAGACTTATGAGAAATAGGGATTCAGATCGTATTGAAACACTTAATCAATTATCAAAAGCAAAACCACCTTCACGATATTATAATAATTATTGGGAAAAAAGATGCCAGGTCGTTAAGAAAGAATTATCCTCCTCGGGGCTTGGTGATAATGTCCTCAAATACATTTCAATGGATGGACGTGTTATCTTTGATATTCAAAAAGAGATTCAAAAAGGTCATTCACTGGATTCCTATAAACTAGATAATGTATCCGCACATTTTATGAAGGGTAAGATTACTAAAAAATATCCAATGGTAGACCAACGATCATTACTCTATACATCAAACACGGGAAACCTTAAGGTAAATGATTATATCACAATCAATTTACATACTAAATATGGAACTCTTAAATATAAAAATGGACGTAAGTTTAAGATAATTCATTTAGGACATAAAGAAAAAGTTATTATCATTCAAGGTCTTATTAAAATTAAAAAATATGAAAAAGATCTTTTATTCTATGAATGGTGTTTAGCAAAGGATGATGTATCCCCACAACAGATCTTTGACTTCCATAAGAAAGGTAATTCCGAAGGGAGAGCAAGAGTAGCAAAATACTGTATTATGGATTGTGAACTTTGTATTCATCTTCTTCAACTCCTTGATATTATTCCGAATAATATGGGTATGGCGAATGTTTCAACTGTTCCACTATCCTATATCTTCCTACGGGGTCAAGGTATTAAGATTAGTTCTCTGGTTGTTAAAGAATGTTCTCAATTAAATACTAGAATTCCGACCCTCAAGAACTTTAATGGTGAAGCAATTGATGATGGATTTGAAGGAGCCATTGTTCTTGATCCTAAACCAGGAATCTACTTAGATGATCCAGTATCTGTTCTTGATTATGCCTCACTTTATCCTAGTTCTATTATTGAAAAGAACTTCTCTCATGAAACATTCATCGGAACAAAAGAAGACATAGTTCAACATCCCGAAAAGTATCAATGGATTCAAGATATTCCACATCATATTGTTACTTATGATGATTATAGTTATGTGAAAAAAGGAAAAACAGTTCATAAAGTGAAAGAAGAGACTCAAACAACGTGTTACTTTGCCAAACCAAAAGATGGAAAAAGAGGAATTATACCAACAATTCTACAAACTTTATTAGATCAAAGAAAAGCCACAAGAAAGAAAATCAAACAGACAGATAATGAAGATAAGAAGAAAGTTTTAGATGGTCTTCAACTAGCATATAAGATTACAGCTAACTCTGTATATGGTCAAATGGGAGCAAAAACAAGTTCCATCTTCTTTAAGAAAATAGCAGCATGTACAACCGCAATAGGAAGGGAGAGGATTGATGATGCGAGTATAGGTGTGAAAAGATGGGCTAAAGAAGAAGGTTATTATGAACCTGAAATAGTCTATGGTGATACAGATTCTGTATTTGTGAAGTTTTCTAGGAAACATAAGGATACAGGTGAAATACTAGAAGGAAAAGAAGCTTTGAAATATTGTATTGAATGTGGTGTAAAATCTGGAGAATGGGTTACGGATAGAATGCTCCATAAACCTCAAGATTTAGAGTATGAAAAGACTTTCTTCCCCTTTATCCTTATCTCTAAAAAAAGATATACGGGAGATAAATACGAACTTTCGGCAGAAAAACCAAAAGAAAGAACATCGATGGGTATTGTCATGAAAAGAAGAGACAATGCTCCTATTGTAAAATATGTCTTTGGTAACGTTATTGAAATCATAATGAATCAAAAGAGTGTTGATAAAGCAATGGAATGGTTAAAATATACTCTTAAAGAAATTACAAATGGAAAAATTGATCAATCTATGTTTGTAATCTCAAAATCATTGAGTGCTTATTATAAAAACCCAGAGGGTATTGCCCATAAAGTTCTGGCAGATAGAATGGCTGAAAGGAATCCAGGAGATAAACCAAAACCAAATGACCGTATACCATATATGTATCGTGTTGTAGATGATACTCCAATTATTACAGGTTATAAAATGGTCTCCAAAAAGGTAGAGAATGGGACCTATAAGAATGGAAATGTAAGATACAAAACAATTAAAGTGAAAGGTCCACCAAAGTTAAAAAAGAAGACGATTCTTCAGGGGGATCGTATTGAACACCCCGATTATATGAAAGAAAAGAAAATACCAATTGATTATGGATTCTATATTTCAAACCAGATTATGAACCCTGTAAAACAGGTCCTTGACTTAGAAAAATCAGAAGAAGAAACAAAAGAATTATTTAATGGATTCATTCAATAAGGATTCGTATATATCAAAATTATTATTTATATGTTGAATATATATATATATATATTAATGGGGGGAGGTCTATTACAATTAGTTGCATATGGTGCTCAAGACATATATTTAACAGGAAATCCTCAAATTACTTTTTTTAAAATAGTTTATCGAAGACATACAAATTTTTCAATGGAATGTGTAAAACAAGCAATTAGTGGAACAATTAATCCATCCGACCATACTACAAATGGGACGGTGGTTATATCTAGGAGTGGTGATTTATTATCACAAGTCTATGTGAAAACTTCTCAAGATAATACAATGGGTATTAATGGGGATAATATTTTTGATGAGGTTGAAATTGAGATTGGTGGTCAAAGAATCGATAAACAAAATCGTGAATGGAATCAGATATGGACAGAATTAACAATACCATCTTCAAAGTCCGAAGGGTTTAAGTATATGACAGGTGGGTTTAATAATACATTGGCAATTTCGGGACGTTCAGATAAAGGTGGAACGTCACAACAATCAATCATGTATCCATTACAATTTTGGTTCTGTAGGAATATTGGTCTCGCATTACCGTTAATTGCCCTTCAATATCATGATGTAAGGTTAAATATTACTTGGGGATCATTAAACACTTCCAATGATGGAATATGGCGTTCTGTTGTCAGTGGCGAGTCTACTTCTCCTACTTTTGAAATTTGGTGTGATTATATTTATCTAGATGTTGATGAACGAAGAAGGTTTGCTCAAGTGTCACATGAATATCTTATTGAACAATTACAGAAACAAGAAGAAGGTTCTTCAAAAACAAGCTTTAAATTAAATTTTGACCATCCTATCAAAGAGATTATATGGACTGTTCCTCCAAGTTCAATTGAAGCAGACACAATTATCTCACAAAAAATGAAAATAGAAATTAATGGACATGATCGTTTTGTTGAACAACATAGAGAATACTTTCAACTAAAACAACCTTATATTCATCACACATCGATACCTGGATACAATATTAAAGAATTAGAGAACCCACGTATGTTAACCTATCCAATCGAACTACTCCAGAATGCTAATAACAGTGGTTTAACGGTTCCTAGTGCTGGTGAAATTCGGATTGGGGAAGAATCCAATGGTATTTCTGAAATTACATTGGGAACAGCGACCAGCGGAGAATCAACGCCAAAAGTTGGAGATATTTTACTAATTGCTTCTTCAGATGCTCATGCGTCGGGGAATAATGGTTCGAGGATAGGTCTCCATACTGTAACTAGTTTAACCTCACCAACAGTATTCAATGTTACACCGGGACAACTATACGAACAAGATGGCGCGCCAAATGGTAATGATAATGTATCAATGGGTATTATCGCAAGGGTTCAAAATCCACAATCAAGATGTTCACGCTTATCAAAGGATATTTTTGTGTATTCATTTTCTCTTAACCCTGAAGATCATCAACCGAGTGGTACTTGTAATTTTTCAAGGATTGAATCTGCGAAAATTTTATTAAGTTCAGCAGGGACAATTAGTAATATTTATGCGGTTAACTATAATGTATTAAGGATCATGTCGGGAATGGGTGGTTTAGCCTATGCAATTTAAATATTATTGTATATTATATTATACTATTATATAATGGGTGGAGGATTAATTCAACTTACTTCATTAGGAACTCAAGATAATTATTTGGTAAGTAATCCCCAGTATTCTTTTTTTAAAGCGGTCTATCGAAGACATACAAACTTCTCGATCGAATCCGTCCAACAATCATTGAACCAAAATGCAAAAATAGAATCTACAAATTTAGTATCCAAATTAACAAATGCTGGAGATTTAGTTCATCATATATGGTTAGATGTATCATTATTTAATGAAGGTTTCAGTTTGAACGATACAGGGGAACATTATGCTGCGTGGACAAATAGCACAGGATATGCTCTAATCAAAGAATATGAATTACTAATTGGAGGTAAAAGTATTGATATACATTATCCCCAATGGTTAGATATTTATAATGAATTAACAGATCATAAGAATTCAGAATGGATTGGTGTTAATAAACACGCGTCAAAGGAACTCTACTTATTAACATCAACAAGCCTCCCGAATTTACGTTTACATGTCCCGTTAAAGTTTTGGTTCTGTCGTAAGGCTTCCTTATCATTACCTCTTATAGCTTTACAATATCATGATGTTGAAGTAAGGATACTTACTCGTAATATAAATACTCTAATTAATACCAACGCCGACACTACTGGGGCAACACCAGTAACGAAACCACCCGAAGTTAATTTATGGGTTGACTTTATCTACTTGGATGATGATGAGAGAAAGAGATTTGCTGAGAATACTCATGAATATTTAATTGAACAAGTTCAACAGATTGAAATAGATTCAGTTCAATCTCTTGAAAGAATTAACCTTAATTTTCCAGTAAAGGAATTAATTTGGATATTCCAGAATAATACTGTGAAACAAGAAAAAGCGTTTAAGGATGGTGTTACAAATATTGATGCGATGTCAAATAAAAGCACATCACTAAATAATGCGAATGACTATTTTTGTTATCAAACAACAAATACAAATACAGAAGAATTTTATGGAATCGTTCAAAATGAAGCTTTCTCTACATTTAAGTTATTAATCAATGGAACTGATCGCTTTTCAGAACGTAAAGCTTCATATTTCCGTTTGTGTCAACCGATTCAAGCAGGCCATAGTCTCCCGAGTAAACATATATACATGTATTCATTTGCTCTAAAACCAGAGGAATACCAACCATCCGGAACATGTAATTTTTCTCGTATGAATGATGTAAGGATGCAATTTACTGGAAATATATCCAATAGTTCTTTAAATGTATACGCTGTGAATTATAATGTATTACGAATAAAATCAGGCATGGGGGGACTTGCTTTTACAAGGAATCCCAAGGTAGTTAAGAAAAAAGTTCAAACACAAAAAAGAAATGGACGAGGGAGAAGGAGTCGGTGATTAAACATTGAATGCCATCCAACTTACTTTATCAGTCTTAGACATACTGATTTAAATCGATATAGCCACTCTTCGGATTGTACTGGTTGTTTGTATTATTGTGGTCCACGGTAATCCTAAATTTGTAATTTTTCGCGGGGAAGCCAGCGACGGTGTTGCTAGGGTTGAGTCTCATATACATTTTAAAACGAACGTCCGTCGTCTCCGCGAAGCTCGGGCCGCCGCCAGAGGCAGTCCATTCATTCCAGTCGGTGGCCGACGGTTGCGGTGCCGTTGTCCATTTAATAGTTGGGGCGACGTGGGGGTGGAAGGTGTAGATTTTAAATGTGCCCGCGCACACCGGGGCAAAATTTATTCCAGCCTGTCCATATGCCACGTCCGTCCACCCACCGCTCCCATTGGGTTTCAAACCACCCATATCTGTCGATCCGGGCGTACCACCCGTCGTGTCCGTCTGACGAGTTCGAATGTAAGTATCTACTATATTTTCCGCCAATGCTGTCGTGTTTGGCTCCGTCGATGTCAACCACCACCCATTCTTAACTTTATATAAATAATGGTAAACGAAATTGTTATTCACATCATATTGTAATTTAGAGGCCCAAGCATTCCATGGATACAGTACACCAGCTTTGATCGTCGGCGTGAAGTCGTCGTAGATCAACTGGTCACCCCCGAACCCGACAGTCCCAGTCACGATCGTCCAGTCGCCATACGCGTATGCCTGCGTTTTCCAAGTTTGTCCGTAGTTGATATTACCGGGGCCGTGATAGACAGAGCCACTTACGTAGCCCGCCATGTCTGCCCAGTGTCCCCCATTACAGTAGTCAGGCGAATTCCAGACATGGCGTCCATAAGGTAAGATTGTCCTTTGGTGCCAGAAACAATAATTACAATTTTCACAAACAAAATTTAAATTATGTATCAAATATCCATTCGCAAAATAATATGGATACCCCGATAATGAAAGAACTACCATGGAAACACCTTCTTTTATCTTCTTTAAAGACGTGATTTCCTCAAATTCATAAGATTCATTGAAAATAAGATCACCTCTTCGTAAAGACTTGACATTATTCCACGAACATTCATCTGTTTCTCCATCTTTTGTAAAAATTACATGGTCTAAACTGATTTTTAACTTATTATTAATAATGCGATAGATAGCAACAGAGTTCGTAGATGTAAATTTTACAGAGGACTCTTCTTTAAGAATTGTTGGATCCTTCTTTGTCCATGACATTGCAATATTTGAATGCGACATTGGTTTTAAATCTTCTATCTTACATGATAATAACTTTTCACCCCTTTCTAAGTCTTCAATTTTCTTCTTCGTATAATTAGTTAATGTGATATATGTTCCTTCAATTACACCCATTGATAATATATGAGTATTAATTATTTTTTAAATTAATATTTTCTTTAAAGTTTTATAATCCCTTTTTCCCAGCACATTCATCGCATAATGAGGCATTATGGACTAAATAACTGTCAGCAAAATAATTCATTGCATCACTCCTAACTCTTAAATTATAGACAGTGACTTCTTCTTTAATCTTTTTGATCTTCTTAATTTCTTCGTATTCACCTTTATCAGTGAATACAATATCGCCTTTTCTTATATTTTTAGCACTTAACCATGTAAACTCATCATCAACTTGAGTAAATATTAAATGTTCATGGGTTACATGAAGGTTATCATTCAATATGATATACCCTGGAGATTTATCCGTCCATATGTTTTCTACTATAGATTCAATAAACTCCCCTGTATCGTCTTCAGAAAACCATGATAATACATCAACTGATTTATACAATGGATCCATATCTTCGAGTTTATAAGACAATAATGAATCACCTTTTTGAAGGTTCTCGATATTTATCCTTATTTTATCGAATAAAGTTATCTTTGTTCCAGGTAAGAAACAAACATCGTGTATATCTACCTTCTTCACTTCCCCGCTTCCTGTATCCCTGACGAGAACGTCTCCAGTGCCGTCTTTAGGCGTGACAGCAAAAAAAATACCGTCCTGTGCGTCGGCAGTAATTCGAGTGGCCGTAAGTCTTAGAAGGCCTTTCTCCAAGTTCGAGCCGGGCGGATTTTTGATGGTCGCCCCATTATACATTGTGACATCCCCATTTATTGTAATCGTATCTGTATTATCGGTCCCAAGCGTTACATCCCCGATGGCTTGTAAATGCCCCCGCTGCGTACTGCCCGACAGGTCTCCCCCCTCAATGATAGTATTGAGGCCACGGATGCGCACCACGCCGCGATTACCTTGTGTGTATAGAGTATCCTGGGCGCCCATCCCGCTCTCGAGCCAAAGGTCACCGCCGACCGCGTTGCCACCACCAGCTGCGTATGTCGCGTCCTGCCCCTTGAGAGTCGTTCTATAGCCGGCCGCGTAACTGCCGGGACTGTAGACGGGCTGGCGCTTATATGTGTGATTGGCGTTCGTCTGGCCGAACATGATTTCGCCCTCGCCGCTGTATATTGCCCTCTTCACTTTAAAATCATTCTCGCAATAGCTGTAACCAGAATAAAAGCGAAATGTGGTGTTGTTGTAGCAGTCCCTTATTCTTGTACATCTCCCTCTCAATACGATTTCGCCCATATAGCTGCTGTGGATGTCGCCGCCGAGGGAGGTGGGCTTTCTCCCTGCGCCGCCCAGGAGCCGGATATCCCCCCCAAACATGCCTGAAGTCGCGTGCGCACCTCCACAATCGCCCCCCTGTAAAGAAAGGAAATTTCCCCACACGATATCATCTGTGCTAGCGTTGTGGGCTTTTATTCTCGTCCAACCCCCGTATTGGTTGGGGAAGGGGAGGAAGTCCATGCTGGCGCCGTGGTGGCCCCCTCCCAAAGTTAACAACGAGCCGACGGTGGGCATGGTTAAATTTCCACTAACAGATAAATTACCTGTGAAGGCGCCCGAGCCCGCGGCGAGAATAGCAGCTGTGAGTGTCCCAGTCGAAGGCTGTATGGTGACCTGCTTGGTGGCAACGCTACTATATCCGACGTCGTCGTTGGTGGTGTTGGCGTTGTCCTTCACTACCAAAACATTGTAATGCGTTGTGTGTCCGGTGCCATAGCCCGAGATTGTGACGTGGTCCGCTTTCCCATACAAATCACCTGTCACATTACCTGAGATTGTCCCACCAACACTTAAATCAGTCCACACAGTCACCCCGGGCGTGCCGTGGGAGTTTCCGTTCGTCATCGTCATGGGGTTCACTGTGAGTACGCGATGCTCGTCATTGACGCCGCCGATTTTGAGATTGATGCCGCCGTGGGAGTGTGATGCATGCCCCGCTCCGGCCACCGACGCCGCGCCCGATACAATGTCAATGTCCCCCCCACTCGCATTCAGTGCCGACCCCCCCGTCGTGCCCGCGTTCGATCCCTTAATACGAAAGTTGGAACCGTTGCCGTTGGTGCTGGTGGGTCGTGTCAGAGTGGTGAGACTGCCGTTTGAACTACCCCCGAGCGTTACAGTATTACCCGTTGCGGTTATATTCCCACCAACAGTTAAACCATGAGAAATTTTGACTACTTTGTTCGCGTGGGTGGTAAGGTCAATACCGCCGGTGGCCGTGCGGAAAAAAATACTGTTGTTGCCGGTCGTGGCGGCAGTCAGCGTGATACTTCTCCCTTTAATAATAACAGTCCCCGTGTTTGAGCCAACGTCGTCGTCCTGGAGCTGGTTCGCATTTCGCCCGTAACCGCCCCAGAGCTCGAGCGTCCCTCCGAGATTGTCCGAGGGCTCCGTCAGCGGATCCCCGACGTCCTGTCCTCGAATTATTGTGGTAGCTGCTTGACCGCCGTTGGCGAGGTTGACCGAAGAGCCCCGACGAACGGTGTAGGCGTGGTTTCCCGACCCGAGCTCAAGAGTATTACCCGTAATATACACTCCCTCGTGACCGGAGATGGGGTGGAGGCCGGTATTTAAATAAATCTTTCC